CCCTTATGTCGCTTGGAGTGCGCGTCTATCTTGAAACTCACTTCAAAGATATACAAGATTCATCCGGCAACATTACAGGAAAGAAAGCAGCGTGGGAAAAGCACACAGCGAACTACCTCAATCAAATACTATACTTCCATAAGAAGAAGGTGCGCGGGGAAGATGGTTCTAAGACAGGTGAAACTAGATATGAGGTTGAGTTTGTTAAGTGTAAAACTAACCCCGACTTACTAGACCAAAGAAGAACTATCATGGTAACTAAAGCAAACGCTTCACCACAATGGTACGGACTACCGGAACTCCGAGAGGGCCAAGTATGAGTTGGAAGCGAACAGGCACCCCTGCTCACAACAACTCAACACCTAGAAGTGAAGAGGACATACCTACCTATCAAGCCAACCCCACTTGTCGAGCATGTGGTGGTAGTGGTGAAGTATGGTATGAGCATCCTGTTTACAATAGTGATGGGACAGCAGAACCCGATTGGACTAACGAACCTTGCGAATGCGTATTCTACAAATGGGTTGTTAAACCCGACCCTAACTGTGTAGAGTGCTGCGGCGTTGGTGCTGTCCAAGAGAGGCTGATGGTGGATGGGGAAGAAACTATAATGTTTCATGACTGTGTTTGTTTGCGATATGTAAAGGAAAGTGATGATGATGAAAGAAGTAATACACATAAAAGGAATTGATAAACCAAGACTATGCGGCGCGGCAGGTAACTACGAATGCGTGGGAGATGATAAGGTCTTATCACTGTGCGAAGATTGTCAAAAAGAATATCTACTCTTGACAGGAGAGGTGATAGAATGACACTAGCACAAGCACATGTAAATACCCTAGCGTTCAACGGATTTATATCTACATTTGGTGATAATGTAGTCGACTTAAAATTAAAGATAGGTGACTTTGTAATCACTTGTGCTGTTGACATGCCGACTCATTATCTAAAGAAAGGTATGTCAGTTATTACTCACGGAGATTCCGGTGAGCAATTTTACAAACCCGGTGATGTAATGATACCCGATGTTAAGAAGGCAATAGCGTTTCTTAAAGCATGTAAAGAAGAACTTACTTACATTAGACATGTTGGTAACATTCTAACTTTGAAGAACGGTAAGGATGTATTCAGCACACCGACACATAACCATACACTATCAGCGCATAGTGTAGATAGAGCGAACGAGGCTGTGTTCAAAGCAATCAAAAACGGTTGGAATAAACTAGGTCGCGCGGAGTTATCATGTCATGGTACTATGTCTACATTAGAGTTTGATGGTATTTCTACTATGACTAAGGTGTCTGCTAAAGACTCCCCTGTTAGAGTGACTGTTGAAGATGGTGAAATGGTAATCACAGCCGGAGCGCAACGAGGTGCTAAGATGAGTCGAACTATCAATGTAGATGTTAAAGATGAGTCCAAGCCTGTAACAACAGTCTTTGGTAATCATCTACCTAAACTACTATCCTTAGTTGGTGCAGGTGAAGTCATCTTCCATATCGGAAATAAAAGCGCGCTAGTCTTACAACACGCTGAGATGCCTACCGTGCTTGTACTGAAACATCAAGAAGGTGTTGACGAATGATTGCTGATGTAGTATACAATAGTGACGCGCCTCCTACATTATACATGAGATGGAGAGATGAGTCCGGTAGACTGATTGAGCAAACTGAGAGTAACTATCGACCGCACTTCTATGTACCTAAAGCAACACCCGATGTAACTTTTACAAATATGAAGAGAGGTTATCCTAACAGTAGAGTTATCAAAACTAAAACATTTGAAGGCTTGAACGGCACTCCACTTTACAGGGTTGAATGTGATAACCCTTACGACCTTCATGGTATGAGTCAAGTGTTTGGTAAAACATACGAAGCCGATATGAACTTCGTCGACCAATACTTAGTTGAAGAATGTCAAGTGATGCCTAGTTGGAAACCGCGCAAGTGGTGGTATGATATTGAATGCAACACAGGTGACGACAAGTTCACTACCGTTATTGCAGTCATTGACTCCGACATGGATTTACCTGTTGTCTTTGCATGGGCTGATGAGCGAACTAACTGTCCTTACGATACACCTAGTGCTACTATGAGATGTAAAGTTCGTGATACTGAATACAGTTTATGCCTCTTTGATTCCGAGAAGAAAATGTACGACGCTTTCATTAATTTTCTACAAGCGCGTGACCCCGACATGATGATTGCTCATGCAGGAACATTCTTTGACATACCTCACATGATAGAACGCCTTGACCACATTTACGGACAGGGAGGTTCTGCTAAGTTAAGTCCTTTAGGAACCATTCGCTACCCAAAGAAGAACGATAGGTATCGTTTCGATGACCAACCAATAGCAGGTCGATGGCAGTTTGATACAGCCGCGCCTGCCGGAAGTGGGACAGGCTTCGAGCGGGTATGGAAAGACAGTGGTGGTGGGCAACTACCTAACCTCAAGTTAAATACCATAGCAGAAGAGTTGGGACTTGGTTCTAAACTTACCGAAGAGATAGAAGGTATGGATGTTCACAATGGTTGGTATGAGTATTGGTCGGAGTTTGTTGACTACTGTTTACTCGACACAGTTCTACTCCGTGGGATTGACGAAGCGCGTAATGTAACTGACTTCTTTATTGAGATGGTTAGACTTACAGGTGTGTCACTACAATCAGTATCTAATGTGACAAACTTTGCGCGCGGTCTTATCGGTAGAAAGACTGAACTCATAGCCCCGTCAAGATACCAAGCAGGTGATGTTGAACTACAAGGTGCTGACTTTATCATTACAGATAATGGACTCTACAAAGGTGTAGCAGTTGTTGATTATAAGGGGCTGTACCCTTCTTTGATGACAGGGTTTAATTTGTGTTGGACTACTAAGAGGAAGGCTCCCGGTGAAGGTATACTTGAGATGGAGAACGGAACTTATTGGGACCAAACTAAAAAAGGTATACTACCTCAAATCGTCGATGACTTGTTTAAGTATAGAGAAACATGCAAAAGAAACATGCGCGAAGCAAAAACCAAAGAAGTGCGAGCCGCATGGAATACTACGCAATCCGCAGTAAAGCGAGCGATGGCGTCACTGTACGGAATGACAGCACATGCCGGTTACGGTTGGGCTGACCTTGACATAGCAGAAACAATCTTATCCGAGGGTAGAAGAACACTTAGGATGCTTGATAGTATTGCTACTAGAATGGGTTACAAAGTTCTGTATGGATTTACTGACTCGGCATTCATTCAAGTACCTCTTGATAAAGCAGAAGATTTAGCAAAGCGCATCACTGATGCGGTACAAAGAGAAACTGGTAACAAAAGTTTGGTAGCAGAATTAGAAGCGTATCTACCTTATTGGTTTTTAGCAGGTAAGAATAGGTATGCAGGGTTAGTATCACATCCCGAATCCGATAAGGGTAAATGGAAGAGTGCTAACTTCATGAAGGGTAGTAACCTTGCACCAATAACTAAGCGCGCAGAAACAACCGTGTTGAAGTTAGTATGTGAAGATGCTTCCGAAGGAGATGTTAGAGATGCTGTTCTTGAAATGGTAAAACCTATTCGCAAGGGAGAGTATGAATTGAAAGAGATAACTAGCCAAACGCGAATGGGGACATTCCCTAGTAAGACTCCTGCTGCGCAAGCCGCCGGATATTACAATGAACATGTTAACAATGGCGATAAGTATGTGCAAGGAGATTCAGTAAAGTGGGTGTATGTTTCACACGCACCTCATGGTAAACCTAGCACGAAGTACGCCGCGTATAGAGAAGCGACAGACCTAGATGGCTTCGAGGTAGACAAGAAGATTGTAGTAGAGAAACTTGTTGAGAATAAGATAAAAGGTGTATTCAGTATTTTGGGTTGGGATATTGATGCAGCACTAGGAGAACCCCGACCCGCAGATTATTGGTGATAAATATGAGTGAAAACAAGATAGAAAAATTAGAAGAAAGAATTAGACAATTAGAAAATGACTTAGATGAAATGGTAGAAGAGAATGCGAAGATGGCTAAACTAGCACGCGCGGTCTGTGAAATTCAAGAAGAATTAGTCCGTAACAATCCCACAATATATATTGTGAACAAGATTAATGCGCCTACGAGAGTTGGTATGCAATGAATGAAAGATGTATAAGATGTGGTTCGATGATTAGAAAAGATAGGAAGCCTGTATGTAAATGCGATAAACCTACTAAAAGTCGAGGAAGAATTACAAGAACATTACAAGGTGATTAAAATGGAAGCAACGATAGAATATTTTGAAACAGGAACTAAGACAGTAAAGTACGCAACCGGAGATTTATTTTTTGGTGACGCGCTTCTTCAAGATTACTTAGGATTAAGAATGAGTGAGGGTTACTTGCTAGTACCATCAGCGACAGTGATAACAATCAAAATGAAAGAACTTGATGAAGACCTATACGCTGTTAATACAGAAAGCATGAAGAGGTCTAAGATGCATACACTAAAGCGTCTAAGAGAAGACCTTGACAGGGAAGTAGAAGGAGGTAGATTCCATGGATAACTACCCTCCCGGTATGGATTGGGAAGCATTAGATGACCACCTTGACCCTGTGTTAGAATGCTGTGAGCGTAGAGCATCGGACTGTGAATGTGAGGAAGAAGAATGACTGTTAAAATATACGACGATGGTTCAAGTTATGCTTGGACACCGGAGTTAGGTAAGAAGGGCATCATCATTAGGGTAAGTAAGTCAACACTTACTTCGCTTGGGTGGTGCGCACAGCAGATGTGGTTACAACAAAATTACCCTAAGCCTCAAGGATTAGTCAAGCATCTAGTGCTAGGTGATGATGTTCACAACGGGCTAGATATGTTCTATCAAAGATTAGACAACGACTCTACTAGAGAGAACATATCTAAGATACTAGAAGACGATGGTAATTTAGTAAAATATCTAAACGGCTTTGTACCTAATCAACAAGATATAATTTCAAACAGACGCGAAGAAAACAAACCTCATCCTTTCTATCATGAAGACTATCAAAGAAACATGGATTGGCTTATGGAGTATGAGAATCTTAGAATGAAAATGAGTAAAGGTTCCTTACCATTAGCCAATGAAGTTAGATTAGAAGTCAAAGTCGATATGGATATAGAAGATTATGGTACTATACCAATACAATTTGTTGGTATAATTGATAGGATTTTTGAGTCAGTTGATGGAGGTTTGATGCTCTTTGAGTTGAAGACAGGTAAATGGTCTAACTATAAACTGAAAGATATGAGGAAAGAAATGTCATACTATAAATTTCTAATAGAGAACTGCACCTCCGAGTATTTACAGGAACGCGGTATAGATAGAGAAGTGACATATTGGGGTTGGAGATACTCAGCCGCGGACCATTGGACTATTGAAAAGGTGAAAGCCACTAGCGAAAGGGCTATGAAGAATCAGTTAGAGAAACTAATCAAGATGTATCTTGATGAGAACTTTGAGATAGCAAAAGATAATTACAAGTTCTCAGCGTGTAACTATTGCGACTATATGGAATTGTGTCCTAAGTATGCTATCGAGGTGGAGTCATGAGAGAGTGTGAATTGTGTGGTAGTAAAAGAATTGATAATACTAGGTTTTCGAAGCATGTTGCTTGTTTTAGATGTATTGACAAAGTGCTTGAGTTTGCTGTTACTGCGGGAATGAGGTTTGAAGATGAATCCGTTACACCTTGATTTCCCAAAAGAAGTAGGATTGTTTCGTAAATTAGTAAATAACAAAACTGAGTTTGAGAAGTATTGGACTTCTCTTCAACACTCTCAATGTACTTACATGAGTGTATATGGTTTTAGAGCGGTTAAACCAAACGGTCGTCGTGCTGAATACAACACAGCAATCATCAAACATTTTGTTTTAGACTTTGACAAGAAGTATCGTAAAGGTAGTAACATGGTTGAAGTTGATGGTGACGAGGTTGTTCAGCAAGTAATGAGATTACACTATGCTTTGTTAGGCGCGGACATCAATCACGGTGTTTGGTTCAGCGGTAATGGATTCCATGTTTGGGTTTCATTAGACAAGACTCACTTACCGTCAAGCGGAACACAGGTATCACACATCAAGGCCGCGGGCAAGAAGGTAATTAACAAATGGAAAGACGACATGGATTTGTATTGTATGGACCCAACTGTTCCTTTCGATACCGCGCGAATGATAAGAGTTCCTAACTCTTACAATGCTAAGCAACATGTTCTTCGATGGAGTATACCATTAAAGACAGAAGACCTTCTCAAATCGTGGGATGAGTTATGTGAGATGGCAATGAAGCCCCTCAACACAGTGTATTTCTATGGTAGCAAAGGTGTCAACCTTCCTATCAAAGAAGTCAAAGAAAGACAGTTCAAAGTTAGCGGAGAACCTGTTGAATTTGATACAGTAAAGATGGGTAACATCAAGATACTACCTTGTCTAATGGAAGCGTCGTGCCAAGTTGGTAGCAACCCACCACATATAAGCCGCGCTAGTCTAGCAATCTATCTAGGTTCTAGGCTTCGCAACTTTTTACCAGTAGAAAGAACCACGACTCAAATGAGAGATAAGCATGTAGTGACTATTGGTAATTTTATCAAGAGCCTTCAATGGGCTGACTATGATTCTTCTGTTACAGAATACCAAGTCAAGTCAATAATAGATGGAGGCTACATGGAGTCGTGCCAATCGCTAATAGGCAAAGGATTGTGTGTAGGTAGATGTCAACTATGGGACGGTACAGGTGAACACAATGAGTGATAGTTACTCTCATTCATACAACTCTCCGACTAGGAGATGTATAATGTGTGGCGGTCTTTTAGCAAGAAGAAATCAAAATACTGTTAAGATGAAAATATGTTATATCTGTAAGAGAGATGTAGACAGTCTTCCCGATGAATTCAAATGTAAAGGGATAAAAAAATCCGGCGAAAAATGTCGAGTGATTACATCGCAAGGTTATTGCACTCATCACAAACATCAAGCAGGTGAGGAAGAATGATACCGCCGCTAATTATAGATTCAAATGAACGCGGAAGATTAGTCGAGGCTATCGAAAGAAGAGCCAAGAGTCGTGTCCCTAGAATAGATATATCAAAACAACATCTAGTCAATGGTGATTACAAATGCGGTGATTGGTTGATTGAAGCCAAAAGCATTGCTGATTTGATACAATCAAAATTCAGCGGACATCTTAACAAACAACTAGACAACATGGATGCTAACGCAGGTAACTATGGCGTCGTTGTCCATGGCTCTATCAAAGAGTATGTTCAAGGCGTTAATGAACGAGCGGTTATTAATGGAAAGCGAGGCACTTCCACAAGTGCTGCACTCAAATTAGTAGCAGGTATCTGCGCGCGTATTGTAGCAGACTTCGGATGTCTACTATATCGCGCTGATAAGATAGATGAGGTAGCGGCCTTCATGGTGGCTCTTCATGAGAAGACATACAAAAAAGCAAGTCGACACGGCGCTAAAGCAATTAAGCGCGTATCATCTAATGATGTTCGTATCGACATGCTATTGACCATCCCCGGAATTGGACCGGAGATGGCTGAATCAATAATAAAAACATGCGGCTCAATAGAAGAAGCCGCATTCCAAGATACACTTCGCAATGTTCCCCGGCTAGGGAAGGTTTTACGCAACAGAATTGTTGAAGTTTTAACGAGCGAGGACGAAGTCCGAGTTGAGCGTTAAATGCGTTAATCCCAAGGTCACAGATGAAAACGCTGTACTGCGTCATTCCCGATACCTTGGGTTTAAAATTTATTATTATTATAATATAACGATAAATGAGAAAATGAGAAACGGTTATTAACTGTCTTGTACCGTAGTGGGTTTGCCCCCCATTCCAAACGACAGTTGTAAGGAGAGAAAAAATTATGCCCCAAAGAATATGGAACCAATATACAGCAGTAAAAGAATACCCAGTAATGAAGGATTACCTTGAGCGTTTTCGGACGACTTCGTTTTTCAACGAAATACCCGGCCTCATATCCTTCTTCTACTTACAAGGTCAAGCCCTTGTCGACTATGTCCGAATACCCGTATGGGCTTCGGCGCTAGACCCTAGAATTCACACATTTTGGATTCAAGCAACTAGGTCCGGCAAGTCAATCGCTTGGGAGTTTACCGGAGAAGTCGCTGAACTCGCAGGACTTGACATTGATATGTTTACCAGTGGAACAGACAGCGCGCTTATCGGGTCTATCGACTCAGTAAGTGACGGTGACGGTGGATATGAACTTGTACAGAATGAAGGACTACTAGGTGGTAAGAAGTGTTTAAACTTTGATGAAGGTTCAATCCTTCTACAATCAAACCCTAAGCAATTCTTCTCGGAAGTTATCCTATACCTTCAACAAGCGATGAACCCCGTAGGTAGTCACAGTAACACA